GACGAGAAACTTACCTATGAGATACCTTCTTATAGGGAGGACAAGCCGCCCACTATCATTAAAAATATGAAGAGGGTTAGGTCTGGTCTAATATCCATACCTGTTGGTAGGGTAGATCTAATACCCAAAGGCTATGAAATAGTTGATAAGAGAGTAACTATTCCTGTAGAGTTTCCAGAGTTTAAGTTCGATCTTAGGCAATCTCAACAAGATGTTTATGATAGAATTGATGACAACGCTGTAATTAACGCTTCTGTGTCTTGGGGTAAAACCTTCACAGCATTAGCTATTGCAGGTAAGTTGGGTCAAAAAACTCTTATAATAACTCATACTATTGCGCTAAGAACGCAGTGGGAAAAGGAAATAATAAAAGTTTTCGGAATACAGCCTGGAGTAATTGGTTCTGGGAGAAAGGAAATAGATAAGAATATTGTAGTTGGAAACGTTCAGACATTATATAAAGTCAAAGACGAGATAGCTACAAAGTTTGGTACTATAATTGTTGACGAATGTCATCATATTCCAGCCAATACATTCAATAAACTTGTTGATGCATCTTACGCAAGGTACAAAATAGGTTTGTCGGGCACTGTTGAACGAAAAGATGGTAGGCATATACTTATGCCCGATTATTTTGGGTATACTAGATTTACTCCGCCTCCAGAAAATTTCATGAAACCTAAAGTAGACATTATACAGTCTAAAATTCGTTTCATGGATGGTCGTGCTCCTTGGGCGTTACGGGTCAATGATCTTGTAGCTAACGAGGAGTATGGCAAAATAGTGGCGATGCTGGCAGCCATATACAAAAATAAAGGGCACAAAGTGCTCTTAGTCAGTGATAGAGTGAACTTTCTTAAACGCCTAAAACTAACTATTGGTAAGCACGCCGTAATTATTACTGGCGAAAATACTTTAGAAGAAAGAGAGGAAAGATTAGAGAAAGTAAAAGCAGGAGAAGTAGATATATTGCTAGGGACACAGAGTATATTCTCGGAAGGCATATCAGTAAATCCACTCTCCTGTCTCATTCTTGCAACCCCTGTAAATAATACGCCATTACTAACACAGTTAATAGGGCGTGTTGTTAGGGAATATCCGGGTAAAATACAGCCGGTTATTGTTGATGTAAACTTAAAGGGAAAGACGGCAAGTAAGCAAGCGGGAACAAGGCTGGCCCACTACCGTCAACAAGATTATCGTGTATCTTTTACAGACATATGATAAAAATATTTCTTGACATTTTAGGTGACACCCTGTATAATATACTCTTGACTTTGGGAAATCCTGCGTGCTTATTCGTTACGATTGGCAAAAAATACGGCTCTATGCTAAGAGCAATGCTAACCTTGTAATAAGGGTTATAGCTTATCAAACGTTTAATCTCACGCCAAAAAGCAAGTTCGATCCTATGTATGGGTTATCCTATACAGATTGGTCTGGGCAGAGCTTCTTAGTTCATCCTGAGCGACTTCTCGCTAACAGGCATGTTCATACCCCTCGTCATATAGCTCAGTATGTTGGCATAGCCAGCTACAGAAGCTACAACCATTATAAAATAACTAAACAAGCCGATCTTTCGGTATTGGGATGCCCAGTCTCAACTGAAAAGTTCGCAAACAATCCGCTTCTTGAAATTGTAGGTGATAGCATCCAGTTTCTTTATGAAGCATAAGCAAAAGGAAAAACTATGGCATTAGCATTTGGACAGATGAAAGAAGATACCGGCGGTAGTCGGGAGAAGCTAAACGAGCACAAGCCTCAATTCGGAGACAATCGTATTCGTATCTTCGGTGGTATTATTCCTCGTTATATTTACTGGGTAACTAACGCAGAAGGTCGCACTATGCCGGTAGAGTGTCTATCTTGGGATAGAGACCAACAGCGTTGGACTAACATTGAGAAAGACTGGGTTAGGCACTACTACCCAGACCTCAAGTCAAAGTATGGCTATGTTATGCTTTGTGTTGAGAATGGTGAACTTAAAATCTTCAATCCAAAGAAAACCCTTATGGACCGAGTAATCAAACTGGCAGCGGACTTGGGAGACCCCACAGACCTAGATAAAGGTTGGGATATCTGCTACGAGAAAGAAAAGACTGGTCCTCAGCCCATGAATGTAAAGTATAATATCCAAGAGCTGAAATGCTCTAAAGCTCAGGGGCCGGTATCCGATGAGGTTCGCGCTTTGATTGAAGGAGCACCGGATGTAGAAGAAATCTTTGGAAGACCTACACCTGAGCAGCAAAAAGAGTTGCTTGAGCGTATGATGGGCAAAGATACTGAGAATGTTGACGAATCAGACGCAGAAGAGTTTGATGACGACGACTTTGATGTGTCTTAATGAAGATACTGTTTAGCGCAGATTGGCACATAAAACTGGGGCAGAAAAATGTCCCAGTTAATTGGGCTATTGCAAGATATAACAGTTTCTTTGAGCAGATACATAGCCTTGAGGAAGATGTAGATATACATATTATTGGCGGAGATATATTCGACAGAGTACCAACCCTAGATGAGTTGGAGCTATACTTTGAGTTTATATCGAAAGTAAGTGTAGAAACTATAATCTTTGATGGAAATCACGAAGCAACTAAAAAGAATAAAACCTTCTTTAGTTCTTTAGGAGAAGTTACTCAGAGACTAAATCCACTAGTAACTATAGTGGATGAGAGCTATGAAGATAGCAGAGGTTTTAGTATACTTCCTTACTGTGATTTACATAAAAAGGATAGTATCGAGATACTTAATTCTAACTTACCTGTGTTTACTCATGTGAGGGGCGAAATACCCCCTCACGTTACCCCCGAGGTAGACTTAGAGAGGTTCGCTAGATTTCCTGTAGTATATGCTGGGGATTTACATAGTCACAGCAACACACAGAAAAATATAGTGTATCCTGGAAGTCCTATGACTACATCTTTTCACCGTAATAGGGTGTCAACCGGTGTAATTATAGCTCTAATGGAGGATAACGATTGGTACTGGGAAGAACTAAAACTTCCTCAGTTAATAAGAAAGACCGTATCTTCTGAGGACGATATGGTACAGGAGTTTTACGATCATGTCATTTATGAACTCGAAGGAGACCTTGGAGACCTTTCTAAAGTTTCTAACTCTTCTTTGTTAGATAAGAAAATTGTAAAAAGAAGCACAGAAGCAGCCTTAGTGTTAGGAAATAATCTTAGCATAGGTGAAGAATTAGTAGAGTATCTAACATATATTTTAGAGATACCCGAAGAAAAGATACCAGGAGTTATTGGAATATATAATGATTATTCTAAAGAAACTACGATGGAGTAATTGTTTTAGCTATGGCGAAAACAATGAAGTAGACTTATCTTCTTCTAAAATAACCCAGATATTGGGAACTAACGGGGTGGGGAAATCCTCCATCCCGTTAATTTTAGAGGAAGTTTTATTTAATAAAAACAGTAAGGGGATCAAAAAAGCAGATATAGCTAATAGAGATATTGGGAAAGGATACGAAATATTTGTAGAATTTTCTTCTGGAGAAGATATTTATACGGTATCTGTTAAAAGAAAAGCATCTCTAAAAGCAGTATTTACTAAAAACGGGGAAGATATTAGTAGTCATACAGCTACGGATACTTATAAAAATATCCAAGCTGTTCTTGGTTATGATTTTAAAACTTTTACTCAAGTAGTATATCAAAACACAAATAATAGCTTAAACTTTTTAACAGCAACAGATGCGAATAGAAAAAAGTTTCTTATAGACCTTCTAGGACTGGAAAAGTATGTAGAATTGTTTGAAGTTTTCAAGGACGCCTCAAGGCAGATTGATAAAGAATACGCAGGGTTAGAAGCCAAGGTTTCGGTAGCACAAAAATGGTTGGAAAATAACAAATTGAGTGATACCAAACCAAAGGTAATGAAAAATCTACCAAAAATCAATGAAGACACCGTAAAAGAATTGGCTTCGTTACAGTTGGAACTTGAAAATATTTCGGTTACGAACAGAAAAATTTTACAAAATAATACTAAGAAAAACCTTCTTCGTAGTATTGATATAAATAAAATTAACGCTATGGAAGCTCCAGAAGAATTAATCTCTTATGATGATTTACAATCTAAATTAGGAGAGATAAAAGGGTTTGCAGACCACGCTAAAAAGGAAATAAAAAGGATTGAATCCACTCCAGATGTATGTGGTTCGTGTGGTCAAGATATACCTAAAGAAAAGTTTTCCGAACAGATGGAGCATCATAGAAGTAGCCTGGAAACTTTAAAAACAGAGTTTGATATTGTTAAAAGTTCCATAGAGGATATAAAAGAGGCAAATTCTAATCTTAGAAAGAAGAATAAAGCAAAAAGGGAATGGAGTGAATTATATAACTCCATAGACACCAGTATGCCTTCTGAAGTTCTGGACGAGGATACTCTATCAAAAATGGTATACATGTTAAAAGATAAGATACAAGAAGATAGAAATACCTTGGAAGCTGTTGAGAGAGAAAATACTGAAATTGCAGCCCACAATGCTCGCATAGAAGTAATACTAGAGCAAACAGCTAATTTTGAGTCAGACCTTAAAGATTCTAAAGATAAGTACGATTCTTGTGGTGAGCGTAGATCAAATATTGAGATATTGAAAAAAGCATTTAGCACGACAGGACTTATAGCTTATAAGATAGAAAACCTTGTAAAAGAGTTAGAAGAACTTACAAGCGTATATTTGTCAGAATTATCTGATGGTAGGTTTACATTGAACTTTGCAGTAAACAATGATAAACTAAATGTGGAAGTTACGGATAATGGAAACGTAATTGATATATTGGCTTTATCCAGTGGAGAACTGGCAAGGGTAAATACGGCTACTCTATTAGCTATTAGAAAGCTAATGAATAGCTTGTCTTCTAGTAAGATTAATGTTTTATTCTTAGATGAAGTTATGAATGTTCTGGATGAGTCCGGAAGAGAAAAACTAATTGAGGTTTTACTTGAGGAAGAACTAAATACATATTTGGTATCTCACTTGTGGTCTCATCCACTACTAGAAAAGATAGAGGTGCAAAAGCACAATAATATAAGTAGGTTAGTAAATGGTTGATTCAAGAGCAAAGGGTGCTCGCGGAGAGTATCTTGTTAGAGATTTGCTTCGGGAGCATACCAAGCTACAGTTTGAAAGGGTGCCCGCCTCGGGCGCTCTTTCCTATTTGAAAGGGGATTTGTATGTACCCCATGAGGACAATAGGTTTTGTATAGAGGTTAAGAATTATGAAAATTCACCTTTTACTGATAAAATCTTTACTAATAAAACAAACTACATACTACAGTGGTGGCCCAAACTAATAGAACAAGCTGCCGAAAGAAATCAAGAACCACTGCTATTCTTCAAGTATTCAAGATCAAAGATTTTTGTGGGGACAAATATATGTCCTAACAAATGTAGATATAGTTATATATCTTGGCTTAACTGTCATATAATGCTTGCGGAAGAGTGGTTAAAAGAAGAAAAAGTGGAGTTTCTAAAGTGAGTGAATTTATGTCAATGGTCCCAGAACCATTACAAAATCAGAATGCTCTTGTGTTAGATGCTATGAATGTTGCTTTTCGTTGGAAACATGGAAAGAAATACGATGATTATGGCTTAGACTATGTAAGGACTGTAGAAAGCCTTGCTCAGTCTTACGATTGTGCAAAAGTTATAGTTACAGCAGACTTGTATCAGAGTAGATATAGAAAAGAAATACTTCCAGAGTATAAAGCACACAGAAAAGAAAAATTTGCAGATCAAACAGAAGAAGAGAAAGAACGCTCTAATGCTTTCTTCGAAGCCTACGAAAGAGTAGTAGAAATGTTTGAGGAGAAATTTCTAGTATTAAGATACAAAGAAGTGGAAGCCGATGATATTGCCGCATACATATGCAAGGAAAGAGAGAAGTTTGGTATAGAGGATATTTGGCTAATTTCTAGTGATAAGGACTGGGATCTTATGGTAAACGATAATGTTTCTAGGTTCTCTACTGTTACTAGAAAAGAAACTACAGTTCATACGTGGGATGAGTTTTTTGACTTTCCAATAGAAGACTATATTAGCTATAAAGTTCTTACTGGCGATTCTGGTGATAATATACCAGGTATTCCTGGTGTTGGCCCAAAGAGAGCTACAGAGCTGATAAAAACATATGGTACAGCTTTTGATATTTACGATATGCTTCCAATTGATAGTAAGTATAAGTATATGCAAAACCTGAATGAGAATAAAGAGCAGCTCATGAAAAACTATGAGCTTATGGACCTAATAACCTTTTGTGAAGACGCTATCACAGAAGCAGGTCACAGTCTATCTGAAATTGATGATAGAGTTATGGAGTATATGAATGCA